AAAAATATTAATGTGAAAGTGATCGCGATTCAAAGCGATCTGGCTCGAGAATTCGAGCGAAAACCTCAGGGCACTAATATGTGCTTTAAGGTCCGTGACCTAAGCAGGCTTGCAGTCCGCAGCCTGACGGTGGTTTCTAATGAGGATCGACTCGCAGCATCTGCTGCTCTTCGACACCTCGCCCGCAAAGTGTGGAATCATTCTGCGGTATATGTCGTCCGGGTTGGCCAAGATCCACAATTTGTGGCTAATGGTCATCCCGTGTCGGACGAGGAGCAAGTAGGCCTTCAGGAATACTTGTCCCTCAAACGGGGCCAGCTCGCGCTTCTTTTGTCTAAAGAAAAGAAGCTCCGAGAAGACCTAGTAGCTGTTGAGTCTCAACTCCAGCCCCTGTTAGCCATGCCGTTTCCTGAGAGGACTATGAAAGTCAATCAGGAGTTGGATTTGTTGGAAAGCCAGGGGAAGGAGATAGAGCGACAGCTGGCGGAGATTCCTGCAGAGAGGGACAATCTTAAAGACTGTTCCACTATTGCAGATCTTTCGTCTATGCATGGACGGTGGGCTGTTGTGCGGCCAGCAGTGGCTCGTGTGCAGCTCTCTTTCGATGTAGAAGGGCATCCCGAGTTGGGACCCCTACCGCCCAAGTCGAATCCTCATTGTGAGGTGATTGGACGGATGCTTATGCATCTGTCCAAGCACCAGAACAACCTGGATCGGGCTTTCTATCTGGCCCCGCTCACTTCCGTGGACGCCAATGGCAAACCTTTAGGAATGCCTATTGATGCTCTGCGTGAGTGGCGGGCCCAGAAAGGGGTTGGTAAGTCAGGGAAGTCAGCTGACCGCGAGGAGGCCTTAGATGCTTGGCATTATTTGGTTTTCTCGTGGAATTCTGCCTTCCCTGCAGATAAAGTGAAGGAGACTGAGGATGGGCGCCGTTCCCGAAGTAATTCAGGGTCGGGCCCTTCTCCGCCTCCTTCTAAGGCTGGTTCTAGCGGAACGTCAGCACCTCCCCCAGCTTGGGTCCAGGAAAACGCGTCTTTAAAGGCTCGTATCTTGGCGTTGGAGGATGAGTTGGCGACCGCTAGGTTGACCATTCAGAGTCAGGACCGACAATTGTCAGACTTGGCGATGGATGATCAATCGGCCTTTTGCCCAATGTGCCCTCACTGCTTGCCGGATATCCTGCCTGCAGTGGCGGTCAAAGAGGAAAAAAAGAAGGGGGTTGAAAAGCCCCTTTCGAAGGAGGGAACGAAGGTTCCACGGCCCTCTTCTCCGCCGAAATCGGCGTTGAAGAAGGAGCCGGGGCAAGCAAACGGGGGTAAAAGCCCGGTCCCTCCCCCTTCGTCTACTGCCACCAAGGGAAAGGTCGAGTTGAAGCTTGATGATGCTAAGGCAATTCGTCAGGCGCTCGGCCTTCCCCACCGGGACAGTGTAGAGGACCTTAGTCCGGAAGAGCGTAATACTTACTATGGTAAGTCGCGTATTCCGGCGTGGGCCTCGAGAGGGTTTGCCCTTCGGGGTCAAGCCTTCCTTGATGATGTTAGGACGGGCGTGGTGTCAGGCGAGAACTTTAATTCGTGGTTCTCGTCTGCCACTCGACCGTCCAGAGCTAACCTAGTTGCGGAATGGACCGAGATTAGAAATCGGTACACCGGCGTTAGGTTAACCGCGAGACCGTCTACAGCGGCCGAGCAAAAGTTCCGAGGGGCGTATGATCGTTTACGCCTCAAGGGAGAAAAGCTCGGTATTACCGATGTGGTCCCGCGGTCCTTGCCCGATAGAGGTCCCTCTCGATCACGTAGTCGTGGTCGTGCTACCTCCCGGGCCAGGTCCACTGAGCCCAGGGGACCCCCTCAGCCGGCGCCCGCCCCTTCAGGGACGGGGTTGTCGGAGCAGCAGTTCGCCTTAATTGTTGAGGCGAGCGTAAGAGCTGTTTTGGAGGCCACTAAGAAAAAATGAGGGACTACTATCCATCGTTCAATTCGTTATCGGATTGGAAGAAGGGTAGGGTCCGTCATTTGTTCTCCCAGCCGGTCGAACTCCTTGCAAATAGCAAGAAGTTCGTCCTTGTGGGGGATGGGCGAGGAGTCCGAGTAGAGGGGCGGGGGCAATTATTTACCCCATCCCTTCCAAAGGATGTGAAAGAGCTTTGGGCTCGATTGGTCCCGAAGGACCGTTTCGTGCCTAAGCGCTTTTGGGTTCTTACCTCCGGAGGGGGTAGTAGCCGTAAGGTGTCGCTGGAGAAAGGTTATAAAAGTTTAATATCTTTCTACCGGGTTACACCGAAGATTAGAGAGTTTCTATATCATTTTTATCATAAAATTGATATAGATCTCCTAATCGCTAGCCTGGGCCTGGGGGTCTCGTTAGAGACACTTCGCGTGATAGATGTCGAACAGACTCTAAAGACCGTGAAGACTTTCCCGGACACGCCAAGTATTTCTTATACTTATAAGAATAACTTGGCGCGGCTAGACTGCGTTCGGACCGTGCTTGATGGAGTGGCGATGTGTTATCACGAAATTTTAAAACGACGTGATAGTTTGCCCTCCGCAGCGATTCGAATGTTGTCCCGCCTTAAGCTTCGTGCTTGGTGGAACTCGTGGGACACGGCAAAGTTCATTAAGGACTTGGCCGTCGAGTGTCGGGCCTACTATTTTGGTAGGGCTTGTCCTCGTCACCCACTTGTGAATTGGATGACGGCAGTAGAGGCGCTTCAGTTTTCTTACTTAGCGCGTTCAATGCCGTCACCCATTTTGAAAGTCAAGGACAAGATGGCCCTTATAAAGGACCTTTCTGTCAGATTGACTATGCCCCCGCCGCAGGAGCCCGCCGATTGGCGGCCTTTTATACGGCGGTGGCTGTCCAAGAATCGGGGGTCAAACCCAATTCGCTTGTCAGCAGAGCCTAGTGTTTCAGCGGCACTAGGCTATTCTGGAGAGCGATGGGGCCACTCTGGAGCATATAGGGATATTTGGGTATTCCAGTTATCCTCCAGATTGGTCAAAGGCGACCTCTATGAATATCTCTTGGAGACAGTCCAGAAGGCCGGCCAGGTACAATCATCGGGTATGTTCGATGCTATGTTCCTGGGCGACATTCGGACATCGAAGGTACTCAACGCCATCCTAATGGATGGTTGTGAGACTATCCTCGATTTCATTTTAGAGTCGGGTGGAACACTGCCGGCCCAAGCACTTGCAGCCCCTGAGAAGGGGTTGAAAGTTCGTGTGCCGACCTTGGGGTTGACTGCTGCTAATTTGGTGCAGCAGGCTTACCGCAAGGCAGCGGACCACTTTCTCTTGAATGATCCACGGTCCTCCAAGTCACTGGGCGGTAGTCGCACAGTGAACTTGGATAAACAGAAGGGCATGTTTTATTCGCAAGACTTAAGTTATGCGACTGATTGTCATGGCTTCTGGGCCCAACGTGTCCTGTATGAAGAAGTCCAGGAGTATGCGCCGGAGCTCCGACGATGGGAGAGATTTATCCCTCTCTTCTTCGGGCCGCGCCGGCTCATACTCCCGGACTTCGAGACGGGACAGTATGAAGTAGTCGAGCCGCCTACGTTAACGTGTAGGAAGAGGGTTCCCCGCCCCGGTGTGATTATGCGGGGTGGGGCCCCTCTTCCTATGTACGAGCGTATGCTTGGACCAGGTGTGGATTTGTTTGAGGGGGTGGCGGAGCCGGTAATGTCAGATGCCGTTCTTGTGTTCGACTTCTGGTTCCCTGCTTGGTCATCCGACCCAAACGACAAGCCCTACCAAGATTCCTATGAGGAGATGGTTAACATCTCCGCAAATGGGATTAAGCTGGCTCGAGTGCCTGTCTCTCTGGAGGCCTTCATGTTCGGGGAAAAACCTCCCCAGGTTCAGCAGAATCCTGGGAAGTTCTCCACGGACAAGTCAAGGGCCGTCAGTGAGGCAGACTTGAGGCTTTTCCACGAGGGGTATCTCCGCTACCTGAGCTTCTATTGTTTAGAGGCCCGGGCGGTGGTTACCACTCGTGGTGCGATGATGGGTGAGCCTACGTCGTGGGCGGTGCTCCCGCTCGTCTCCTTTTATGCTTTGGCTAAGATCGGTAAGTTCTTAGCCCTCACAACTGGGGACGATGCGTTAGTTCCAAACATGACGCAAGCTGACCGCCTCAAGTATGACGCGGCGATGGCAAGCCTCGGTGGTGTGATAAGTCAG